TTCTACGATAAAGATAGATACATAGAAGGTAAGTTCTTTAAGACCTTATCTAACTGGGTACAAGATCAGATCAAAGAGAATGGACTACGTAACTCTCACCTAACTTCTATTGCACCTACTGGTACTATCAGTCTAACTGCTGATAACGTATCGTCAGGTATTGAACCACCCTTTAGCCTGTACTACGACAGGACTATACAGGAGTTTGATGGTCATCAGATACAGAGAGTAGAGGACTATGCTTACAGACAGGGTGTAAACGGTAGAACTGCCAATGAGATTAGTGCCGAAGAACATCTCTCAGTCCTTGCCTTGACATCTAAGTACATTGATAGTGCAGTCAGTAAGACCTGTAACGTAGGTGACAATGTAACTTACGATGCGTTTAAACAGCTTTATTATAATGCTTGGAAACAGGGATGCAAAGGTATCACTACATTCAGAGCTAGTGGTAAACGTTATGGTATACTGAATGAGGTTAAAGATGAGCCTAAAGCAGAAGCTTGTTTTATAGACCCACAGACAGGACAAAAAGAGTGTGAGTGAAGATTACATATGGAGACTTAAGTGGGTATCATCAGTTGTTCTTATGTTTGCGATGATACTTACTGCACAAAATATATATCCCTACAATTTGTTTTTTCATTTTGCAGGGATATTAGGTTGGTTAATAGTTTCTATAAATTGGAACGATAGGGCATTGATAGTCGTTAACAGCGTAGCCATAGCTATACTGACTAACGGTATCTTTGCTTACTATGTTAAAATATACTAAAGATTAGACGACCACATCTAGAACATTTGTTAGGGTTGCTTTCTTCCATTTTATGCCACAAAACCCAACAACGTATGTCTTTAAGTATTTGAATCATTAGCTGTAACCATACATCTTTTTCTTAGATGATTTCTTTTTAGCATATGACTTGCTCTTTTTCTTGCTATAGCCTTTACCGCTTTTCATCTTTGCTACTTTACTTCCCATTGTAATCTCCCTTTACCATTTTTTACAGGACCAATATCTTGCACTTAGTTTACTAGGAGGACTAGTATCACACCTGTGTCTAGCCCTAAAGCTTTTTCTTCTCGCTGGCTGGTCTTTCTTTATAGTCATGTTAGGATCGCCAAACCTAACTAACTTCACTTGCTCACCTTGTTTAGCTAACACTGCGAACTTCTTATTCTTCTTAGGTGTTCTCTTGGGCTTATTGTAACCTGAGAACCTCTCTCCTCTGTATTCTATTGACATCTATTGCCTCTCTTCGTTATTTTCCCTTTGTGTGGGTTTAATGCCCCTAACCCCAGCCCTTATAATATTAGACGCTACTGCTGTTCTTCCCTGTGATATTGCTTTAGGGTCCGTTAATTTTAAATTTCTTAGTGCTTGTGTTGTTAGCCATTGAGCCTTAGTTGTGTTCGGTGAAGGTACTTTTAGTGAGGTATCTACTCCCGGCATTTTGCTCATTATTGATTCAACCTCTGATCTTACTTTTGCAGAACCTTCTTTTAAACTTTCTTTTGATGCTTTAGTTCCTGATTTTCTACCTTTACCTAAAAGATCATAAACTATCGGAGTAGAGACAGAAATAAGCCTGTCTGCAAGAGGAGCTTTGATTTTAAAAATATCGTTTTCATCGCTCATAAAACTTGTCAACCTTCCGTCTTTTTTAATAGCAGTCATGTAGTTTACACCACCAAGTTCGTAAGCATCTGAAACTAAACTTCCTGTTACTATAGCTGGTCTTCCTTTAAGAACCTCTTTTGGGTTTCTAACACCAATACCTGAATCTTTTAAAGCTTCTAAAAATTCTTTATCTGTTTTAAAACCCTTAGCTTGAGAAAAATTAAGACCTTTTACCCCTTTGACTTTTTTAGCCCCAAATATTTTTTGTAGCCCTTTTAAATTTTCACCTCCAAAAACTTTAGGGATACCGCTTAACACTCTTTCTATGTTTCCTGAAGCTGACGTATTAGGTCTTCTTAGAGCCATTCTATATGTTTTACTGGAATCAACACTTTGTATTCCCTTCATGCCGATGTGTTTAAACACTTCCTCTAAATCTGTTTTGTTTAGACCAGTAGCCCCTTCCATTAAAGTATCGTATTGTTTAGCTCCTAAATTTGCATAATCTATTTGATCCATGCCGTTTAAAAGTTTATAAAAATCTGACTGTATTGCGTATTGTTCGTTAAATAACCTACTTTGGTTTATCTGACCCATAATTTTCTTTTGTGCATCTTTAGATATATCAGCTTTTTCAAAGTTAAAAGGGTTAAAACTATTATCTTTTCTTTTTCCCATTACCCACGCTTCTGTTTCGTCTAAACCTTTTCTTATTATATTGGGGTTGTAATTTCCTTCTAACATTTCAGAATATCTTTTAGCTACGTCTATGTCAGTTCTGGATACACCGTATTGTTTCCAAAGACCTTGGTCTTTTGGAGAATAAGCGCTTTTTACCATGTTTTTAAACGCTGTAGTTCCTGAAGTAGCTGAACCAAAAAGTTGACCTGCTGGACCTCCACCATAAAATCCGGGAACAAAATTAGGAAAATTATGTATACCTTTGTTAATTCCTTCTTTAACAGGTTGTCTTAAAGTCTTACCTGCTGTCTTTAAACCTTCTCCACTAAAAAGACCTTTTCCTTGTTTAGCTGTTTTACCTATTGCCCTGAGAAGTCTGGCTCCCGGAACAAAATTAGTTCCTAACATAGTAGCATTAAAAGCAGAAGGTTCTTTATATAAATTATAAGAATCGGCACCAATTCCAATAGCTGTTCCTAGTACTGGAACAGGAGAAGTTGCTAAAGCTAATTTATCGTACCAAGGCATTGCATCAAATGCTTTACTAAAAAGACCAGCTATTCTTGCTCTAGACGCTTCGGCCTCCTTAGCCTCAGCCATCATCTTTAAAATGTTGTCAGAAGAAGAAGATGCCATTAATCAAGTATTCCTGATTTTTTATATCCTTTTAAAAGTTGTATCATGTTTTCATCATCCATACCTTCAGCCATTGCCTCGTCTATAACATCATTAGCTAAAGTTGTTCCTAGTATTAAAGCGTTATTTGGTTTAGCTTTGTTTATTTTTATTAACTTATTAAGTGTTTTAGGATTAGTTGCTGCTTTAGCTAAAAAATAAGGAGTTCCTAAGATTGCAAGTGCGCTAACCCCTGCTGTACTTGCGTCTAAAACACCTGTAACAACTCCTGTAGCTAAACCAGCACCTGCTGCGTATTCTTTAGAACGTAAGAATAAAACCGATAATCCTGAGGCTGGTTGTTTAGAAGCGTTATTCATTAAATTAACAGTTCTTTTATAAGTTTCAAAATTACCACCTAAAATTGCTTTTAATCTTTTAGTTTCTGTAGGGTCTTGTAGTTGTTTTTCGGCTGTTTTAAAACCTGACAAAAATTTTCCGCTTTTAAAACCTTCTTCGGTTAAGTCAGGAAAAGTTTTTGTAAGATAACCTTGTGCAATAGCGTCTTTAGCTTCCCTAGCTGTTTTAAATTGCATACTTTTAGCAACATCAGGGGCAATTAGTTTATAAGCTTGATCTATAGATTTTAAAGATGCTTCTACATTTTGTACTTTTCCTTTATTAGCAAACATAGCCCCTAAAGAAGTATATACTCCTTTTTTTGCTTGTTTGACAAATCCTTCGTTTACTGTAGGAAATAAAGAATTTACAGCACCGCTATATTCTGATTGCAAAACTCTGTATTTCTTTCCAGCATCCACAGCTTTTTGTGACATTTTACCCATATTATCCATTTGTTGAGCAATAACACCTTGAACTTCTTTTCGTAAGTTACTTAACTCAAGTTCGGTAACAGCTTTAGTACTATCTTTAGAAGCTTCGTTTATTAACCCGCCTAGTCTTTTTTCAAACTGTATTAAATAAATACCAGAAGCCACATTTGTATCTTTTAATCTTGACGTTAAATCCCCAATAATGTTGTTTGTTTCTTTAGTAAGAGTGGAATCACCTAAAACATCAGAGTTTTTCTTAACAAAATTTTCTAAAGAATTAGACAAAACAGAAGTTTTAAATTTTCCTCCTGCGACAAGTTTACCTATTTCATCTAATGAAGTACCATAGGAAGTATCTAATGCTTTTTTCCCTGCTTGCCAAGATTGGTTAATACCTTGTCCTATTAAATCATTAGAAAGTTTGTTTTCGTTGTTTACAACTAAAGACATTCTTTCTCTAACAAGGTCTCTAATTTGTTTACTTTTTCCGTCAAAAACACTTTTAGAAACTATACCTGTTCTTGCTATTAATTCTTTAGCTATGTCCCATTTTCCTCCAACACCTGCTTGAAAAGGGGTCAAAGATAAACCTTTTTTAGCTAAAATTTCTTGACTTTCAATACCTTCTTTAGACATTCCTGCGTTTTTAGCTTCTTCGGCTCTCTTTGCTAATTCTCGTGCCACACTTTCAACAGGCTCTCCTTTTGCAATAAGTTTTTTAGCATACTCAAACAAAGGTTTTCCTATGTATTTTCCAAAACCAGCAGTAGTAAGATCAATTCCCACAGAAATACCAGCTTCAGTAATTGCTTTAGAAATATTAATATCTCGATCTGACATTACATCAGACGCAACAGAACCTCCTCCTGTTCCAATAGCACCACCTGCCATAGCCCCCACAAAAGGCCTACCAACCGCTAATCCCAAAGTACCTCCAACAATAGTACCTGCTAATCCTCCCGGAGTAGACGCATTTTCTTTTAGATAGTCTAGCATACCGCTAGTTCTTTCAGGCATCTGGACAACAAGTTCATCGGCTCTCCAAGGTTCTTGTCCTCCTTGAGTAAGAGGAGTAGGGACTATTTTGTCATCTTTCCAACTCATTATTTTTTTCCTCGTACTTTACCGCTTGGGTCTACATAAAAACTACCAGAAGGTAAGGAGTCCCACCATTCGTTAAAATCTCTACCAGAAGGCAAACGTAAAGGAGAAGTTTCACTATTAGGAGTTCCTACTCCTTTTTTACTCAATGAAACATTAAAATCACTTAAATTTTTCTTAGCGTTTTCTTCTTCCGACCACCAATCTCCTATAGCAATGGTGTTGTCTATTTTATCTAAAGCAGACTCTAGTAATCGTATGTTTACTTTTTTAGATTTAACCATACCAGCCATTTTATTAACTAAAAATTTTAAATCTGCGTCTGTAGGTCTTGCTCCTAACAAATCTTTTAAAACAGCTAAAACTAAATTTCCTGTTCTAGAGTTAAATTCTCCAACATCTGCTGATTGAACTCCAAAAAAATCTTTAGCTGATTCCGTAACACTAGCAAAACCTCCTGTGCTAACTCTTTTTGCTAATGCTAAAGCTGTACTTACATTTTCTCTTGAGTTTCTAGCTTTTACACCAGCAGCTACATATTTATTACGAGTTTCAAACTGAGTTTCATTTTTCTTTTTTAATAAAGCCTCCTCAACTGCAAGTTTTTGTTTAAGTTCTGCTTCTTCTTTAGTTAATTCTGATTTAAAACCCAACTTTTTTAATGCTCTTTGTAATTTTATATCTCCTGTTTGTCCTACATTATCGTCAATAATTTGTATTTCAGCACCAGTTCCTACAGGAACTTTTGGAGCGTTTGCATTAAGAGGGGTATAAATAGTCTTGTTTACACCACCTACAGATTCCATCCGTGCAAAATACTTATTACCGTTTTTATCTTGGATTAATTTAGTTTTACTAAGAGAAGGTTTTTCTGATGATTTCGATTGTCCTTTTGTATTTTTAACATACTCCATATCTACCATAGATTTAGCATCTACAAGAAATTGACGAGCTTCAGTTGTATACCCTTTAGAAATTAACAAAGCATAAGCTTGTTTCATCTCTCTTTCGTCTATTACACCATCATTTGTTTTATAACCCTCTAGAATTTGTAATATCTCTCGTCTATCTGTATCTCTTTTGACTGCTCTAGCCAACCTAGGGTCCTGTTGTCCTCTACCCATTGCTGTAGCTAACCCACCTGTCATAGTGTTGAAAGCATTTCTCATACGTTGAGAAGCAGCTGCCATATTACCTGCTATTGGCTGACCACCTGATGATCCCATCTTCTGTGCTTGAACTATTCTAGCTTCGTTTTCTCTAGCCATTAGTTGCCTAATGTCCTGTGGTGTAGGTCCACCAAATAATCCTTTGACTGCCATAGCTATGCCTTCCTTGTTCTTGTTTTCTTCTTTGGTTTCTTTTTCTTGAAACCAGCTAACATGTTTTTATAGTCCTCGTCACTAATCTTACTTTTCTTTTTAGTACGAGAAATGTTTCTACGTTTTCTTCTGTTTATGTTTTCATATAGTGACATTAATATGTTTCTTTAGTCGTCAAATCCAAAATCATCATCAAACCCACCAAATTCGTCTCCTCCTGCTGAACTATCTTCATCTCCTCCAGAACCATCGTCAAAATCTGCCCAACCTACAAACTCAGCTAAAGCTTCAGCTTCATTTTCTGCTGCCTGTACAGCATCATTATACCCACCACCTGAAGCGTATACAGCAGAAGCAACAGAGTTCCAAGCATCACCACTCATGTTATTTAAAGAATCAATAGCTTGGTTAGAACTTAAATCACCGTACCCTGAAGGCTCGTACCCAGAAGGTATACCGTTGTAAGCTAACTGACCGTAACCAAACTCATCATCTCGTTCAGTTTTGAAGTAATCATTTAAGTCGTTTGCTCTAACGTATCCTTGTGGAGTATTTATATACTCTCCTCCAAGACCTTTGTTTACCATGTCTTCAACCATGTTTGTCATGTTAAGCATACCCTCTTGCATACCTCCACCACCTGCTGATTTACTATCAAAACCAACTAAACCTTGATCTGGGTCCATAAATAAATTAGAGTCTACATTAGGGTCATAGTCGTGATGTCCACCCATAGCATTAAAAATACCACCAAAGAGACCTAAAGCACTACCTCCTAATCCTAAACCACCAGCAGATAAAACAGGCATCATACCTGTTGCAACTTTACGACCGTTTATAAAAAAAGGGCTATCTCCCCTAGCTTGTCCTAAGGCATCTATAGCTTGCATATTTCTACCCATACCACCAAAACTCAAAGGGTTTCCTGTCATTTGTTCCAGTGCGTTAGGAGATTGATAAGGACCATCAGAACTGCCAAAGCCAAGAATATTTCCTATATCAAAACCTGTTCCTGAAGATACTTTGTTAGCATCTGATTTTTCTACTGAGTCACCAGCAAAGTTAAAAATAGACATAAAATCAGTTCCAATGTTGGAAAGTTCTTGTCCTAGTTGTTCAGGTACTTCAGCTAATCGAGTAAAACCACGAGAAAACGCATCACTGTTTATTGAGGGACTAAAAGCACCGTTAGTTGACGCTATGTCACTAAAAGTAGAACTGTAGTCTTCTCCACCACCACCGTCATCAAGAGATATTCTTCTTGGAGGTAAGGCAGGTAACAAAGGTGCTACTGAAGATGAAGGAGGAACAACTAGATTAGGATCAACTACTGCTCCTCTGTCAATAAGAAACCTTTGTAGGAAGGGAGGGAGTGATGCTAACTCTTGAGATATTGCCATTATGTACCTTTCTTGTTACCAAATAAACCAGAATTGGCTAAAGAAGTTACTCCTGCTGAAAAAGGACTTACTCTGTTAGCTGCTGTTTGTGCTATACCTGAGGCTGCGTCTGCTCTAGCCCTTAAACCTGCTCCAGCGATTGCCCCTAAGTCACCACCAACACCCATTCCAATATCAGCTAATTCTGCTGGAATAGCTAGTAAACCAGTAGCAGTTCCTATATCACCTGATTCTCTACCAAGTAAACTATCAATAAGTTGTTGAGCCTGTGTAAACGATTGAGTACGTCTTTCGTTCTGTCCTCTTAGAATTGATTCTTCTAGAGTACCCATTTGTTCTCTACCACCTGTAGAACCTAAGCGTCCCTGAGCAAGAAGCCTAGTCTCTAAATCTGTACGTAGCCTATCTTCATCTCTTTGAAAAAATGGTTGTTGTTGTTCGTAAAATACATCAGCAGCCCCAAATGGATCGGCAGCTAAGGGAAGAAGCTGTTCACCAAATAGACCACTTCTGCTTAAAGCACCTTGGTAAATATCTTGTAGTTCTGGAGATAGGTTAAGAAGGGCTGTTTTACTATCAGGATCAAACTCTGCTGTTCCCCCGATACTTCCAACACCAAAAGGCTGACCAGCTTCTATAGCTTGGTTGTTAGCATCTCTTATTAAATCTGCTTGTGCTTGAGCAGCTTGTGTTGCTGCTTTTTGATCCTCTCTGGCTCCTAAGAAAGCTAAACCTCCTCCTAAAAGCGTTGAACCTAAACCGTCAAAAAATCCCATAATGTTCCCTTTGCTTACCTATATTTTACCTTATTTTACCCTGTTTTGTCAAGACCGTTGTGGCTACTAAACTAGAGAAATCTCCCACAACTTCAGTAACCATCTTCATTTTTATTACCTTACCTGTTCTAGCAAGAGGTATCCTGTAGTCCACAGGTCCTACTTTAGCAGTAAACTTAGATGTTCCGAATAAAGAAGTAGTAAGACCATATAAGGCAGCATCGTCATCTTTAGCTAAGTTAAATGCTTTAATTAAAGGACTAGTTAAAGCATAATCTACAAACACTTGTAACGTTGTTGCACAACCTCTACCACCTATGTATGAAAAAATAGCTTCCTTTAATATTTTAGACACCGCTGGTTGTCCAAAATCTAACCACGTAGTAGCCCACGCATAGTTGTATAAAGATTTTGCTGTACTCCAACAAGCAGAGCCGTCCCAGATACCACCGGAATTTACACATGCTGAGGAGTTACCGTAAGATGCAGTGCTGTTAGATATTGTTTCATCATAATACCCTTCATAAGATGCTATAGTAGTAGAAAGACCTAAGATAAAATTACCATCAACAGTACCAACACCACATAAAGGTGCGTCTATAAAGTTCCAAGTAGTGATTCTAGGTATTGATAACTGAGAAGAGGATGAAAAATCAAACACATAAGCTAAGTTATCTTCAGGTACTAACGTAACTACTAAACCTTCTTCTTGATAATATATTGTTTTAACAGTGTCTAAATCAGCAGTGCTTAAGTAAAAAGCTAAAGAGTTTCTAACTGATATAGATAAGTCCGTTAAAGGTGCTTTACCGTCTGTAGCTGTAATACGAGAAAGAGCCTGTAGACCTTCAAAACTCATAAATAAAACATCAGCACCAACGTAAACAATGTTATCTCTACCTGCAAGACCAACACCTTGTATTAATTCGTCTAGTGTCATTGTAGCAGGATTAGAAGCACCGCTGTAAATAGCTATATTGTTTTTACCAAAAATAGCTATCTTATCCATTATAGAAGCAAAGCCAACTATTTCATCGGAACCCCATACAGTTCTTAAATCTAAAGAACCAGCAGCACCACCATTTAATTTTTCACCTATCAAGTTATCAGAAAAGAAAACAGTTCCGGGGTCTTCAGTAATTCCTCCGTACCACATACGACCAAAGTTGCCTAAGGCACATGAGGGGTTAAAAGTAGTCACAGCACTGTTAGCTGCATAAGCTCCTAAATCTTCTACATCATTCCAGTTAGTACCGTCAAAGTTAATAGGTTTGTGAGATTTTTGCACACCCCATAGTTCGTTATTAAAGTTAACCCATTGCCAATTAGAATCAGAAATGGTTTGAGGACTTCCCGAAAAAGATTGGGCAGTTAATGTTTCAGGGGTTGTTGATGTATCTCGTTTATATATTGCTGACCCAGAACCAACATAAAATTCTGTTGTTCTGTCTGATTTTACATACTCCCCAATAGATTTTATAGGGTTGGCAACAGTCTTAGAAATAGCTTTAATTCCTTTTCTAGGACCTATTCTTCCTTGAAAATCAAAGACAACGTTGGCTGCTTCAGTTAACCACTCAGGTCCCAAAGTAGACGCACTGCCTTGTGTGTTTAAACCTTTAGCCCCTAAGCCATCTAGTTTGGTAGGTTGTAGTTGTTTAACTGGCATACCATACAGTCTCGTTTAAAGTTCTAGCAGTATCTTTAGCAATAAAATCAGCAAGCACAGAGTCAAATCTTGAACCTGCTAGGCTTGATCCAGTCCCCCCATCTTCTCCTCTTTCTGCTAAAGCAAGAGCATAGGCTCCTAAAACAACAGGACTTTCAGGAACAGTTAATTCTGTGGTTGCTTCTGTTAAGTCACTTTGAGGAGTAACTACGTGTAATTTAATAGAAAAAACATTACTAGGAGTAGGATGAAAAGAAATAGTTGTGCCGTTTAAACGATAGTGACTAGGATTACCGTTTTGAGTTGAACCAATAAAAGAATAATCGTAAAAAGCACTGTCAGACATTTGAGTAATTTCTAAATTATTTGTATCGTCAATAACTTGTAAAACTGTAGTTCTGTTGTTAGCGTTAGGAATTGTATAATCTACTGTTCCTGCTACTGTAGGTAAAGTTTCCAGTGATCTTAAAAAACTCCATGCCCAAGCGTCCTCAACTGTTTGTTTAGTTTCATTAACTAAGTCACCTATTAACTTTTGATACTCATCTACGTCTGCTGAGTCATTTAAGTTACCTATCCAATCATTAGCTATTGTATCTTCTCTTAACCTACGTAGAACTTTATTTATTATATCTCTGTAGTCCATTACTTTTAATCCTCGCTTAAGAATAATTCTCGTTCTGCTTCTCTTCTCCTTAGAAGACCAGCTATAACTCTTTTTCTAGCGTACTTCCATTTTAGAAACTCATCGGCACAACCTTGGTAATTTTCACGGTTAAGCTTCATTCTTGCTGTAGATCGTTGAAAAGCTCCTGTGCCTACATTGTACGAGAAACTACATAAAGCTCCGTATTGGTTTTCCGTTAAAGGTACGTTAACTAAACGTGCTACTCTGTCTTCAGTGGACTTAAGATGATTTTCCATTAATACAGTAGCTTCTTCTTTTGTAATGTCTCTGTGGTCTTCTGTAATACGTTTGTGATCAAACCCGTATATAGAGCCAAAACCTATTGTCCAAATACCTGCTACATCTTTGTAGGTCTTGGAAGAAAAACCTTCAAAGTCTTTTATTAAGTCAAGACTTCTTTCGTTAATCATTTAGTCCACTTAGATACTAGACGTTGACCAAACCAAAACGAAACTATTACAGAAAATATACCAGAAATTTCTGTGGACCAAAGTAGTTTAAACAGTTCCACACTAATCATGTCAAATGCTGATAGTATTGTTAATAAAACAAATTCAAAGAAAAAGAAATATGTAATCAAAGGTCTTACCGTAGCAGATAGATTTACTACCCACTGGCTTGATCTTTTACTATCTGCTTGTGAACTCTTTTGTACCTGTACGTTTAACTCACCTGTGCTTTGTACAATAGCTTCATCTAGCCTATCTTGAGATTGTTGAGCCATAATCTTAAGCTCATGCTCTTTATCCCTAGCATCTTGTTTCTGATCCATAAATGTTTTAAATATAGAGGGTCCCGTAGAAGTAACAAACCCTAATAAACTACCAAGTAATGTAATCATGTTTAAACACTCTCTGCTGGTGGATGTTTTCCGTTATGCATTTTTTCAAGTTTTGTTATACGATCACCATTAGTGTGAGCCATAACAAGTATTTTCTCAAGTTCTCTATTGTTTTTTTCAAGTCTTTCTGGTGACATAATTGAAGAAAGTACGTGAGTTTTCTGTGCGTTAAGATCAATAGCGTTCTCTTGTCTATCTGTACGTTTATCTAAATCTCTTAATCTAGATTCATAATCAGATTTAATATCATTTAGTTGTTCTATTACCGAAGCTAACTTCTGTTTCACTATGGTGGCTGCAGAGACAATACTAATCAGCATACCACCTACGGTTATTATCAACTTTGCATCTATCTCCATTTAGTCGGGCTTCGGATATTTATCTTTGACTACTTTGATAACTTTTTTCCACTCGTCAATTCCCTCATGGTAAATCTTATCAAGCTGATCTCCGATGTTGGGATAAGCGTCCACTCTTTTTCTCTGATATTCTATGACATCATAGGCATCTGAAAGCTCTTTAGCTTTAGCTTGCGCTTCTGTCATATTTACTGTGCTAGTAATATCTTTTTTGTCTTTATCAATACACTTAATCGGATCACCAGAAATACCAACGACATTTGAATTGAGGTCATAAATTGCTTGATGTAAAAATTCACTCATGCTGAAATTTCCATTATTGTTAAATTTTGATTTTGCGCTCTTGTGCCGGATGAAATTCCCCAATACATCGGACTACTTCCCATAATGTTTGAAATCTGAACTTTGTAGGTTATTGCAACACCGATTGCTTGACTTGGTGAGTCGAGATACAAAATACAATTACTTGGGGAAGCTGAGTAACTATAATTATCGCCACCCCAACAGCCGTAATTTGCAGGAATTTCGGTTGTCGTTCCACCGATGACGCGAGCTAAATGACAACTACCGCCCTGATCGTAGGATGAATTATGGGTCATCGTTGAATTAGCAATTATGTGAAATTTGCTATTTAGTCCAATAGATGTGATGACTAATGAAAGAGGCGTATCAACCCTCGTGGTTGAAGATGCGGAAGTTCCAGTTCCACCACTCACATAATTATCGGTAACTACCTGAAGAACTTTACCACCACCAGCACCACTAACGTCCCCAGTAAATGCGAAATCGTCAGTAAGATCAAGAACGTCAGCGTTTATTTTTGTTACACTCATGATGAAGGCTCCTTCGGCCAAGTGATCGGCTCTAAAATAGTCGTATCGTTTAATGTGCTAGGCAGATCGCGTAGTAATTTTCGGTATGCCTTCCACTCGTCTGACAAAGTTACGTCTGAGTTTGCCATCCAATCTGAAGCAAGAAGTTTC